TGAATCTAGATCTCCACCAACAATCACATCATTAGAAAAGCCAGCCGTAGTCAACGCAAAGTTTAACTGAGCTTGGGCATCGTTACTTGCTTGAATCAATTGTTTAAATATCTCTGCTTGTTGCATACTCAAATACACTCGATTCTCGTTTGTCGTTGGATCAACGCCACTTTGACGGATGTTTACTGCTTTTTTTATTCCCTGAGATTGTTTCTTTGAGATTTGCTGCTTCTGTTTCGACTGCTGCGAGGCGTTCCCCATGAGTATCTACCTTTTCTCCAATACGATTTACAGTACGTTCTATCTGAGCGAGGGACCGTTTAGCCCCATTTAGTCCAGCTTTAACTCCGCCATAGGCGGCCCCTGCTGCGGCTGGTATAGCGAGTAGGGATATTAAATTCATCATCTCAGCTTCCATCTTCAACTTCTTCAGGTTTCAGAGGCTCCAGAATCGGCCTACCATCGTCATCCGTCCATGACGTATCCATCATATGTTCATCTTGTCTTTCAGCTACGACCATCCAGCTAACCGTATCGTTACTAATTGAGTCTTTGCAGGTGATAATTAGCGTTGATCCTGAGACAGATCCCTTGAGTGCTGACCAGCCAGATTCGTTCTGCAAGAAGACTTGTGGGTCACGACACAGTAGCTCCCATGTTCCGTCCGCCATTCCGACCTCTGCATCTAGGTCTACACTGGCACTCCCACTAGAAAGAGCTACAGATCCTCTATAAATCAGATCGGCACGGGGACTCTCAGTAAATGAGTGGACGAGGGAGTGAGTGTCCTTCATCGAAGGAAGTGGGTGATCTATTTTGAAACTTCCAGATCCCTTGGACAATGCTCCTGCGACAGCAACATTACCAGCATAAGGATTAAGGTGGATTGTTTTTGAACTACTGCCGTCTTGATAAACACCTTGAATATAGGCCTCGCCAGAACTAGCAGTTCCGAGTGCCATACCAAAACCAGTGTTCACGTTGCTCCTTATAAACAGACCAGCATTGTCGACAGAGTCAGCGGCTTCTGTTGCCCCAGTACTTCCTGTACCCAAGCACCATGGTGCCGTAGTTCCATCTGAAGAAATGCTGTCGAGAGCTATGTCACCTACGTTGGTGATAGCCGCATCACCGCACGTAATCCCTGCTGATGCCGTAACCACCCCTGTAAGAAGCGATGTCCCACTGACATCCAAGTTGCCATTTAGATCCAGCACAGTGGTGTTCATTTGGGTTGCTGGGCCATACAAGTCCAGCACTGTGCTACTGGCTCCATTAACCAGAACATTGAACAGCATCTCTCCATCTTCTGTGCCGTCTGTTACATCTATGGATTTGCTGGTAATCATTGTATAGGTGACTAGTTCGTCTGCATCGTTGCGTCCTTGGCTGTAAATTCTACCGATAGCATCGCCATCTGCTGGGGAGGCAGTGTCTCTGTCCAATAGCAGAAGCGGTCCAGCACTAGCGTCAGCATCGGTGCATATCAACTGTAGGGCGGCAGAGTTGTCAGCGACTGTCATAGACATCGAACCATTCAATAGTAGCCCAGTATCGTGTACGTGGGTCAGAGTGACCTCACTATCTGCTCCAAATGCAAGCACTGCGGCATCGCTGTTCAATCTCAGGTCATTACTGATGGCAACCATAGTACTTGCGTATATATCAACGGTTGCTTCGCCATTAATTCTTAGAACTCCATCACCAGACTGCTGGATGTAAGAAGCACTATCGCCAAACTGTAACGCTCTAGTAGAGTTAAGGATCAACCCTGTGTCGTGAACATGGGTCAGGGTTGTGTCATTGTTAGCTCCAAATCCAAGCACAGCAAGATCGCTATTTAGCAATAAGTCATTACTTACATTGACAGAGGTGCTTCCATACAGATCAAGCGTTGCTTCACCGTCAATCCTGAGTACACCATCAGCACTTTGAAATATTCTTGAGGCAGCATCTCCAAACCGTATTTCACTAGTACCACTAACTACGATCCCTGCCGTGGCAGTGACAGCACCAGTGAGGGTGCTTGCACCATCGACAGTAAGTGTGCTTGATATCTGCATGTCAGCGAATACATCAATAACAGCCGCAGAACCACCAGTACCATCCGTATAAATTGTTTTAACCTTACCATTTGCGATTGTAACATTGGCACCACCACCACTTTGACTAATAATAATATTCTGTGAGCCAGCGGTAGCGTTTTCAATAAACCAAACCTTGTTGATTGTATTGGGTGCAAGGGTGATCGTACAAGCAGAGTCTAGAGTACCTGTGTACTTTAAGAATAATGCTCGGCCCTCAGCTACAGCACCATTTGCTATAGTGGTGGTATGAGTATCAGCGTTAAGACTAATAGCTTCCGTGCCAGAACCAAACGCATCAGCTATTAGCTCTAGGTTGAGATTGGTCTTGGTCCCCCAAGTACCGTCCTCAGCACCTGTAGCAATTTCATATAACCCTAAATTATTAACATATGTCATGCTTATTTCCTTGTTTCATCATGTTGCTATAGTTTCCCAGTCTGGAGTTTGTGAGTCGCTGACAGGTAGCCACCCAGGAGTTTGTGAGTCGCTAACAGGTAGCCAGCCAGGAGTTTGTGAATCATCTATTAATCCCCATACATTTACATTTGATATTTCTGTTGTACCAACTACACCAGTTACATCTACTATAGCTGTACCAGTAACCGTTGTGCTTCCTACTGCACCAGTTCCAGCTAATCCAGTAACATCAACATTGCCATCACCTGCAACTGATACTGATCCTAATCCACCTGTTGCAGCCAGGCCAGTAGCTGTGATTGATACATCTACAGTTACTGATACCGTACCTAATGCACTCGTTGCAGCCAAACCTGTTATCGAAAGATTTGCATCTCCCGAAACACTAACTGATCCTACTGCACTTGTTCCAGCTAATCCCGTTAAGGTAACATTTGATGTGCCTGTTACCGTAACACTTCCTACTGCACCCGTTGCTGCTACTCCCGTGGAAGTAACATTTGCATCTGCGGTTACTGATACCGTTCCTAATGCACTTGTTCCAGCCAGTCCTGTAACTGTAACATTTGCATCGCCTACAACTGATACCGTTCCTACTGCACCTGTACCTGCTATACCTGTTACTTCAACGGGTACAGGGCTACCCCATGTGCTAGAACCCCATGTAGATCGGCCCCAACCTGTTATATCTGCCATATTAGGCTATACGAATTATTGCATTACTCGCATCTGCCACAGGGAAAGCAACCGTGAACGTACCAGCGGTAGCTGTTTTCAATGCACCAAAATCTAAAATAAGAACAGACGCATCACTAGCATGACTGTCATTAAAAATCATTGCACCCATAGCCGAAAAGGTAGCAGTAGACCACGAGGCATCAGGCGAAAAATCAGCTATAGCCGTTGTTCCACTAGTCGTAGGATTTACATTCGCAAGTGCTACTCCTTTTGCTGTGTAGCCCGTCCCGCTTATTTCATTACCCGTAGTATACGCTGTAGTGGCAGCATTGAATGATGCACTATCTGTATACAAGGCCATCCTAAAGGTATGAGCACCGTTATTAAAATCATGCTCGGCCTCCAATAATTCCTGCTTAAAAGAGGTACACATAAAATTTCCTGAAAATGCCATTATAGTTTCTCCACTGAGTTAGCCAAGTCATTGTGACCTGCTGACCTCAACAGGTGGATGACCTTAGAGCGATCTTCCTTTATTGCTTCCCATATATAATGCTGTACTGCCTTATGAACATACGCCTTAAACTCTTTTGCTTGTTCAGCAATAGTAGGGTGAGCATTTTTTCCTACGGATATTATAGTATCCGTAGCTCTTTCTGCCCAATGACTTGGGCCAAGAGTACCATTACTGCTTGTAGTAACCGTTACGTTTCCTACTTCTAAGTTAAGCATTATCTTATATTTACCCTTGGAGTACCATCCCTATATTCATCTCCAGTCATTCGTCCTTCTGCTTCTATCTTTAACAACTGTAGAGCTTCTGTATATCTTTGGTTATAAAGTTGCATTAAATCTGCTTCACCCTTCATGTATGTATACGCTTCAACAAGTGATCCGTAAAGTAATGCAGTGTCTGCATTCGTGCCTAGCCATGATGTATTAGAGTCAACGCCAACTATAGAGTTCGGCATGTAGTAATAATGTAACTCAGTTACATAGTTTGCGTCAGCCGAGTTAAGACCAGGCGTTGGTCCAATAATAAATGTGTCGCTCGCAAAGGTGCCGTAGTATTTAGGCGTACCTGTAGTAGAAGCATTCGGATATGTAGACCTAATAAAGTTTGCGTCTTTATTTAATAAAAATATTTGATTACTAGCATCTGTTATTGACAAGGACAGTGGAAAAAGAAAGTCTGACGGCATGGCCAAATATGGACTACCACTTGTCATTGTGCCCGCTGTATTTTTACGGTTTACTGGCAAGTTTACAGAACGATAGATTCGTTGCTCTGCTTGTTTTACAAATGTTGGTATGGTATCATTAAAATCCGTACCAGTATTATTTGTGTAATCCTGTATGGCACTCTTCAAATCTAGATAATTCATGTTGTAGTCACCGTTACTGTACCGACTGAGCCAGTAACAAGTAAGTTGTTAGGTGTTAATTCTTCGTCTCCATGAAACCCTACGGGCATCCATCCCCATTGTATGTTCCTTGAGTCAGCAAGCTCTCTATCTGGCCTAGCATCTCGTAATGCCTGTGGGTCTGCGTAGTCGCCTAATCTACCTAAGAAATTTTGAGGCTGGTCCTCGTCAAGCATGTCACGACCGACCATAAGACCAGTCAGGCGACCCGCTTTCACTTGAGGAACCAAGTCCTTCAATTTATATCTAAATCCAGTGCGATCACAGAAGCCAAAAGCATATTTACCATTAGCGAAAAGTGCCATTAGTAACCCCCCGGCACGAAGTGTACGGAGGATCGGTCACGATCTTCGGACTGAGCAATATCCCATTGGAACTCATACTCCTGCTTTAATTCCATGGAACGTGCAAAAGCTTCTGGATATTTTTGTGAAATACGAAACGCCAGACCAGAAACAAGTGCAGGCAAAAATCGTGCAGGTGCATCAGGATTAGTAGATCCTATTGAACCAGTATCTTCTATCCTTCTAATTTTTTGAAATGCTAAAGTGTAGACCTTATCTGGTGTGGGCCAAAGGTGTGCAACAGGTGCATCTCTTTGTTTGTCGATATAAATATTTACAGGTCTACCTTCAGTAAGCTTATTGGGAACATTAGAATATTGCGATACACTAAAGCGTGACAACGGTAAATCGCTTTGAGATGTACCTGAACCATCTCTGATCCAGTATTCAATTAGATCGACGGTGTCAGCAGGAAGCGTAACAGTTGAAGTACTTGCGACGGTGCTTGCAGTTCCTTGTTCTACACACCAAAAGTTAAGACCACGATTAGCCCACTCAAGACTAAGAAGGTTCAATGATCTCCTAGCCGTTTCTATATCATAGCCACTCTTTGACTGAAGGCCGCACCTTTCAAATGCCTCTTCAATAACCTCTGATATATCTAAATTAAATGTCGCTGTTCCTGAAGTAGCCATTATTCGTAGCTCTTGCTCAGCTTCAACATCACAGAATAGCGATCACCAGACCCAAGACCTACTGTGGTAAACGCAATATTGCCTGTCTTGCCACTACCTGAATTATTTGTAAGCGGTCCAGCAGACCTAAAATCGAAGTACCCATATCCACTAAGGCTCCAAGCAAGAACATCCGCTGTAGCTTCCCACAACATATCTACACTCACGCCACTGCATTCATACCAGACACATTCAATAGACACTCCAGTACATGCGGCACCTGAACCTGATTGGGATTGTAGGTTAGCAACTATCACCTTATTAACAGCAGATTCGTCTCCACCATCAACATAGATATCGGTGAACTTCATCACGGCAATTCTGTCGCCATCTTGCAAGGTTTGCGAGGTTTTTGTATCAGCCATCTAAATCTCCTTATGGGTACGGGAGCTTTCGCTCTGCCCATAGCAGAAGACGTAGCCACCCACCCAGATAGATGGGTGGCTCTATCTTATTTTAATATACTACTTATTCAAACGGAGTGACTAGTGTACCATCACCGTGTAAACTTGCGTCACAATGCCATGGTATACCAGCGGCACTTCCATACGTTGGGAGTGCTACCAAGCGAATAATTCCACCTACCAGCCAACCCTGTGTTGCTGATCCCAAATCAATGGTAGTCGTATTGGCACTGGCAAATGCATTTGTGTCTCCTTCACCAGCAGGATCAAATAGTCGTGCAAAACCTGTGTAGAACTGAGTACCAGAACCTGATAGGATTTGTCCTGCACCTGTAAAGGTGGTGCCGACTATAAACTTATAGTTAAGCCCAGCAGTAGCAACTGGTAGTGTTACCACAATGCCTGCTGCTCTGTTAAGGGTAAAGACAGTACCTGACTGAGTAGCTTCTACATCATAAGTAGCAGTGTCAATGCTGACGGACCGATTACGATAAATCATAGAACCACTAGTGTCTACATCAAAATTAGTGGTGTATGCACCCGTAGTTGCACTCTTTGTTACCTGTTCAAGCCCACCTTCTGCCCGAACATTACCTTGAAAAGTTGTATTAGCCATGTGCTTCTCCTGTAGTGGCTAGTTTCTACTATTACTAGTAGTCAGAAAAAGAAAAGGGGTGAGGATAAACCCCACCCCTTCACTCATACTATGCTCCTGATGTTCCCCAGATCCCTAGTGGATCAGAGACACCGAAGCTGTACCGCTCACGAGCCTTGTAACGAACATTTCCAGTATCAAAATCACCGTCCATGCTTGTTTCAAGTGCTACACGATTAAAGTGCTTCATTCCGTTAGGAACGTCTGTCATCAGGAACCATGCATCAGCATCAGTTAGATAATGATTAACAACAGTTCCGCCAGGTACAACACCCATCGACCGTACTGCGTTGATGTCGTTGTCAGCAGTTCCAGGACGAAGATCAGACTTCATCACCCGTGCCGCAACGAATTGCAGGTCAGGTGGGATTACAAGTGTCTGAGGACGAGCAGCGATCATTAGACCACGCTCATCTGTCCACTTGCCAATCTGAATTACAGCAGCCTCAATAGAAGTCTCGTTGAGGTCAGCATCAGTACTGGGCCTATTGGAGTTTGTCCCACCACTAACTAGTGGATGGGCTGTATTAAACAAACTTACTCCATCGCCAGACTGATAAGCATCAAAGCCAGTATTAAGCGGAACTACTGATTTGACTTGTTTGGTGTGAGCCATGGCACGAGCCAAGGCTTTAGTATAACGAGCCGACAGGGAATCATAGAGATTATCTTCCATAGCTTCTTCTGTAATAGCGAAGCCCATGGCGATAGTCTCATGGTTGTAGCGAGCCGTGAAGCTCTCCTGTGCAGCGTCGTAAGAGATTGCCGAACCTTCATCCTTGACAGGTGCAGCGTCGAAGCCCGAAAGCTTTACTTCTTCCTCAAAGGACCTATCTGAACTTTCAGTCTCATAGAGTGCAGAATGCTCGTCATCATAACGTGCATACTCCATTCCAAAGAGAGCATTCAGTCCAGGCAATAGTTCTTTGAGCAGTTGTGCCCTTGAAATAGCCATAAGTCAGTTTCTCCTATACGCCAGTAGCGTTCAAATATTGATGAATGCAGACACTTGCCGACGAAGGATGGTTAAATTTAACCAAGACTTCGGGATAAGCATCACTATTGGTCGTTCCTACTGGAGCTAAACTGTGAGGGCCACTCACAAAATCAAGAATCCTAAGAGGAAATGTTGCCGTTACGACTGGCGACCCACCAGTTAAAGAACTCTTTGATTTACCAAGGCTGGTTGATCCACCAGTAAATGTGTAACCTGCATTCAGATTACGATCAGCGTTGTTCATTACTGTAGTACCTTGCATTTGGAATACAACCCAAGGATCGTCCAATACATAGGCCATCGCATCGGTGGCCACTGTATCTTCGGTCCACATCTGTGCGAATGTTTTTCCTTCACCTGTTTTACTGTAGGAACAACCCATAAAGATACCACATGTAATACATGCGGTCTTGGCTCCATCTGCTGTATCAGTAGCCACAATAGTACCATCTGTATGAATTTTGACAAAGTCACCATTAAATATGTTCTCAGAATATCCACTAGTAATTGGTATTTGCCTCACTTTCCCTGTATAGGAACCTGAGGCACTCAATGTACCAATGGGTCTGGCTCCATACGGTGATGCTCCATCCGTAAGACTAGCCATAATTTATTACCTTATTTAATTATTAAAATTTTGTAACATTAGCGACCACCGCCACCAAATGCTACACGAGTCTTTCTATCAGGTGCGAGAACTGGCATCCGAGGATCGTTCTCACGCATGTAATTGTTGTCAACGGCTTGCATCTGTGAATCAGCGTGTTTCTTGTAGTAATCACGCCTTTGCTGTACCACCTCTTCAGGTGCCTTGCAGAGCAAAAGTCCACCAACCTCAATGTTTCCTTTTTCTCCCCACTCTGATTTATGATCACTCATAATCTGAAGTTCGGGGTGGTCTTCATTGCGAACAGGTTCCCAACCTTCCCTAAGTCTCTTGGAAACATTGGTATTATCCGGACTGCCGACCATTGATGTTCGTATCCACCTGAAGACCCAACCATCTTGTGGTATGGGGTCTGGCAGAATTGATGCAGGTTCCCAAGCTTTACTACGAACCTCGGTTTCACGAGTCTCTAGCTCTCTAGGTTTCCTGGAATCACGCTTTTTAGCCATTATACCATCTCCTTCATCAGTTGTGTTGCATATTGTTGTGGTGTTAAGCCCAGGCGTTTTGCGAGTCGTACCTGTGTATGTGTCAACTTTACCTTATTCTGAATCACTCCACCACTATTTCTAGAAGCAGGAGCAACTACAGGGTTTGCTCTTCTACGAGTAGATGCAGTGTTAACAGTAATACTGTCTCCACCGAAGTGCGTAGGAAAAACTTCTTTCATACGTTTATCAATTAATTTATAATACTCATCGGTGTCTGGGTCAACACCTTCTCCTACAAGTCTCTCATGTACACCATAAGCAAAGCTAGTCATCTCTTTATCCGATCCAAACCATTCATTACTCGACTGCCAGTCCGCCGCCTTGGGATCAGGCTCTGGGATCGGAATTGGTTCTTCTTCGTATGGAAGTTGTTGCTGAGCCTCTTGTTGCTGGGCCGCTACATCCTGCTTCCAATTCTCTATGACTTTCTTAGACACCGAAGGTGCATATGCCTGGGCAAGCTGTGCATTTGTTAGATTTTTCTGTGCTTCAGCTATATTATCGGCATCTCCTGATCCATGTGCCTCTTTAAAGTTCTTTTCAGCAAGCAAAAGTTGGTTATCTGCCCGATGTTGGGCCTGTTGTGTCAATGCAGTCTGGGAATTTTGTACTAATTGTACTAATCTTTGGTTTTCTACCTGAAGTGACTGTGTATAGTTGACAGCTTCATTAGACAGCTTTTCTGCTGACTCTTTCGACCTACGTTCCTCGTGATATTCTTTTTTTAGCTTATTGATACGTTTTTGCACCTTACTTCCGTACTCAGTAAGCTCATCAGAGTCATCTGAGGGGGATGCAAACTGCTGATCCTCCTCTGATCGGTCATCAACTACCTCAATACTAACTTCTTCGGATGATTCGGGTTGTGGCAGCTCAATTGTCGTCCTTACACCCAAAAACTTGTCTTCTTCGCTTATTCTTCCAGTTTCTTCACTCATATTAAGCCCTTTCTACGCCTCTGGGGTCTTCTACAACCGCCTCTACAGTATCATCATTGATTAAACGAAATTCCTTACCATGAATCTTGATTCTTGTGCCACTAAACGCCCTGAATATCACCCAATCGCCCTCCTTGCAGTAAGGACCAGTAGGAAATCTAGGAAAATTGGCGTATGCATCGGGTCCAACCCCCAATACAAACCCGACAACAGTAGAAATTGACTCTTCATGCTGGAATTTATCTGATTTTATGATGCCACCTTCCGTTCTTTCGTCAATTTCAGGAAGTGCAATCAATAATTTGTAACCCGAAGGCTTAGGTAGCTGTGATGCAGAGGGTGCTGGGTCATCAACGTCTTTAAATGTAATATCTTCTATATCAATAACAGGATTGTCTATTTCTTTTGCGAGTGTAGACATAATTGCCTCTCGTTTAATTGTGGCATCCTTGCGGACGTTGCTCTTCTAGTTAGAAGGTTTACTTTTTTAGGTGTGCTTTCATTTTAATGTTACATATTAATTAATTTTTCCTCTAAATCAATAATTTCACGCTCTGTCCATGCCAAACCTTCTATAATTCCACACATTTTGCGGTACTCTTCCATGTTTGATGCAGAACCTACAGCTAAATGATCGGCAACTTCATTCATTTGGCTTCTAATCTTTTTTTTAAGTAAAGATAACACGTTCTCATTCATCCTTACGCCTCCTTTCTCTATCTTTTTGTTCTGCTTGGGCAATAAATTTGTCCGTGTCAAGCCCAACCTTATACCCTTCGGCCTCTTGCTCAGCCTCAAACATTTCTAACTCTGCCACAAGTTTCTGTTGATCGGCATTAACCTTAGCGGCCAACTCTTTTTCATCCATAGAAAGATCTGCCGTAGCTTTTTCTCTTGCAAGATCAAGTTTGGCGGCATCCAACTGTTGCCTCGCTTGATCGGCCTGCTGTTTTCTTTGCACATCCATTTCACGGATACCAAGTTCACGATCCCTCTGTTTAACAATTGGATCTTCCTGCTGTGCAGCCATTTCTTCAGCCTGGGCCTGTTGCTGTTTCTTGCCCATCATCTGATCTGCAGCATCTGCCACCATCACACTAAGCTGTCTTTCTATATTTGTAGGTAGTGGCTCTCCAAGCGGAGGCAATGGTGCTCCAAGCTCTTGTTCTATCTCTCTACGGAATATAAATGCTAAGTGTTCTCTTACATGTGCATCCAACGCACCACTCACAGCACCACCCGCAGGACTATTCTGAACCTCCTGTGCAAGTTGCGGATCATTCTTAAGTGCCATGTGAACACGCATATGTGCTTCGTGGTCCTGGTATTCATATACCTTAACGGGAGCCATGGTAAGCATATCTTGATTTTCCGTAACAGGATCTTTAGGGGGAACTTCTTCCTGATTCGGAACAACCTTATCAGAGTTTGGTATACCTATAAGATCCATCATTTGGCGATGAAGCAAGGGCATGTCATATAAATTTGGAGCCTGTGCAGCTAGTTGTAGTGCGGCTTGATACTGCATAATTCTCTGGGCCATGGTAGATGCATTAGGATCAGACACTGGCACTATATCTATGCGATCATCAAAGTCTTCTAGTTTGATTCCTTCGCCTTCGTCTGTTTCGTATGGATAGTCAGGTTCTGTATAGTCAGCGACGATCCTAGCGAGAATTTTATATTCCTGTTTTAGGCTGGCATGTATCCTTGCCTGTATAGCAGACTGCACTTTCATTGCCCGCTCCATAATCGCAAGCGTAGTTCCGACTGGAGCATCTTGATTCATGTCTCCTATCTTGATATCTGCCATCGACGCAAAGCGTCTACCTTCCTCAACAATGTTACCTAACAGTTGGTATAAAACCCCGCTAGGTTCTTTATAAGGAA